GTGGCGGACTTTCTGGACAGCCTGAGTGATCAGGCGCTGGCCGCCCTGCCATGGCTGTTCGAATTCTGGGCCGCGCCCCACCAACTGCCCCCGGCGGGCGACTGGCGGACATGGGTGTGCATGGGCGGGCGCGGGGCGGGCAAAACGCGCGCGGGCGCCGAATGGGTGCGCGCGCAGGTCGAAGGGGCGCGCCCGCTGGATGCGGGGGCGGCGCGGCGTGTGGCGCTGGTGGGGGAAACCTATGATCAGGTGCGCGATGTGATGGTGTTCGGCGACAGCGGCATCATCGCCTGTTCGCCCGCCGACCGCATGCCCCATTGGGAAGCGACCAAGCGGCGGCTGGTCTGGCCCAATGGCGCGGTTGCGCAATGCTTCAGCGCGTCCGACCCGCAGGCCCTGCGCGGCCCGCAATTTGACGCGGCATGGTGTGACGAACTGGCCAAATGGCCCAAGGCGGAAGACGCATGGGACATGCTGCAATTCGCGCTGCGCCTTGGCACCCATCCGCGCCAGCTGGTCACGACCACCCCGCGCAATCAGGCCACGCTGAAGGGGATTTTGCGCGCGCCCTCAACAGTGCTGACCCATGCCGCCACCGAAGCAAACCGCGCGTGGCTGGCGCCTTCGTTTCTGGAAGAAATCCGCCACCGTTATCGCGGCACGCGGCTGGAACGGCAGGAACTGGACGGGCATTTGCTGGAAGATGCGCAAGGCACGCTATGGCCCCAATCGCTGCTGGAAGGGGCGCGGGTGGGCCATGCGCCTGAGTGTTCGCGCGTGGTGGTCGCAGTGGACCCAGCGGTCAGCGCGCATGCGGGGTCTGACCTGTGCGGGATCGTGGTTGTGGGGGCCGTGACCGAAGGCCCGCCCGCCGACTGGCGCGCCTATGTGCTGGAAGATGCCAGCCTGCGCGCCACATCGCCCAGCCAATGGGCGCGCGCGGCCATTGACGCACTGCACCGCCATGGCGGCGACCGCATCGTGGCCGAGGTCAACCAGGGCGGCAATCTGGTGGCCGAAGTGCTGCGCCAGATCGACCCGCTGGTGCCGTTTCGCGCCGTTCATGCCAGCCGCGGCAAGGTGCTGCGCGCCGAACCTGTGGCGGCACTTTATGAACAGGGACGGGTGTTTCACGCAGCCCCCCTTGGCCCGCTGGAGGACCAGATGGCGCAGATGACCGCGCAGGGCTTTGCAGGCACCGGCAGCCCCGACCGCGTGGATGCGCTGGTCTGGGCGCTGCATGATCTGGTGCTGGCCCCTGCTGCGCGCTGGTCGCGGCCCATGGTGCGTACGCTGTGATAAGCGGCGGTTCATCCCGCTGCGCTAGGGTGTTTGCAGACAGTCCGAAACGGGGCAGGGGTCTGACGTGGTGCCCGCCCGCCGCCGCCGTATTTGAGTATTTTTTGCAAGATGAAGGGGCCAGGGAATGGAGCAGAACCGACATGTTTGATATTTTTCGCAAATCACAGCCATCCGCGACGACCGCCACGGCCGGGCCTGCCGAAGCCAAGGCATCGGCTGTCGGGCCGCTGACGGCGGGGCGCATGGGCGCCAAAACCGCCGTTTTGGGCGTGGCGGGCAGCGGGGCGGTGTCGGTTGGCATGCGCGATGGCGTGTCCCTTGCGCGGGCGGGGTTTGTGGGCAACCCGATCGGGTTTCGGGCGGTTCGTCTGATTTCGGAAGCCGCCAGCGCGTTGCCGCTGGTGGTGCAAGACAGCGCGCGCCGCTACGAGGTGCACCCGCTGCTGGACCTGATTACCCGCCCCAACCCCGCGCAGGGGCGCGCTGAATTCTTTGAGGCGCTTTATTCGCAACTGCTGCTGACGGGAAATGCCTATGTCGAGGCGGTAAACGGCGTTGATGGCGCGGTGCAGGAATTGCATATCCTGCGGTCCGAACGCATCAGCGTGGTGCCCGGTCCCGATGGCTGGCCTGTTGCGTGGGAGTATGCAGTGGGCGCGCGCAAACACCGTTTTCATGTGCGCGACGGGGTGGCACCCATTTGCCATATCCGGTCCTTCCACCCGCATGATGACCATTACGGCCTGTCGCCCCTGACCGCTGCTGCGCGCGCGGTTGATGTGCATAATGCCGCGTCGAACTGGTCCAAGGCGCTGTTGGACAATGCCGCGCGCCCGTCTGGTGCGATCATCTATCGCGGGCCGGACGGGCAGGGCAGCATGAGTGCCGAGCAGTTCGACCGCCTGCAATCGGAGATTGAGACCAACCATCAGGGCGCGCGCAACGCAGGACGGCCCATGTTGCTGGAAGGGGGGCTTGACTGGAAGCCCATGGGCTTTTCCCCCTCCGACATGGAATTTCACCGCACAAAGGAAGCGGCGGCGCGTGAAATCGCCATTGCCTTCGGGGTGCCGCCCATGTTGCTGGGCATTCCGGGTGATGCCACCTATGCCAATTATCAGGAAGCCAACCGTGCATTTTACCGCCTGACCGTGCTGCCCATGGCGCAGCGTGTCGCCGCGTCTGTGGCGCATTGGCTGTCGGGGTTCATGCCCGGTGATGTGGTGCTGAAGCCCGATCTGGATCAGGTGCCCGCACTGGCGGAAGAACGCGAACAGCAATGGCGCCGCATCGGGCAGGCCGGTTTTCTGGATGACGCTGAAAAACGCGCCCTTCTGGGCCTGCCTGCCCGCGTCGAGGGGGCATGAGTGCGCGCCGCCAGATTGGCGGGTCGCGGTATCTGTATGACAGTTTCGAAGCGGCACAAGCCCGCATCGACGCGCAGGAACGCGTGTTCGAGGTGCGCAAGGAAGCGCTGGAATTCCGCATGACACGGCTGGAAAGCGCCGTGGAGCGGCTGGAGCGGCGCTTGTGGCTGGCCGTCTATGCTGTGGCCGCAGGTGTGTTGCTGCATGGCGCGCTGGCATTGCTGGCTGCAACCCAATGAAAGGGGGCATTATGGAATATAAATTCTGCAAACCCGAAACCGGCCTGACGCTTGGTGACGGGCACAGGATCGCAGGCTATGCCAGTGTGTTCGGGCTGCGCGACAAGGGTGGCGACACGGTCCAGCGCGGGGCTTACGCTGCATCGCTGCAACGGTTGGCCGCGCGGGGCGATCATGTGCGCATGCTGTGGCAACATGACCCCGCCCAACCCATCGGCATCTGGGATCAGGTGCTTGAGGACGCGCATGGCCTGTTCGTCAAGGGCCGCCTGCTGCCGGATGTGGCGCGCGCGCGCGAAGCGCTTGCGCTGGTGCAGGCGGGCGCGCTGGACGGGCTGTCCATTGGCTACCGCACAGTGCGCGCGCAGGCGCTGGCCACCGGCGGGCGCAACCTGATTGAACTGGATTTATGGGAGGTCAGCCTTGTCACCTTCCCCATGCAGACACAGGCGCGCATCAGCGTGAAATCCGACGTGCTGGCCGATCTGGCCATGGCCACCGCCAGCCTGCGCGATGCGCGCGCCGCTGTTGCGCGCCTGTAGGGGCTGCGCACGCACGCTTCACCTGATCTTGGGCTGTCTGCGCTACTCTAGCCCCTGATCGCAACATTGTTTCCCATCCGCAGGAGAGCGACATGACCAACCCCGCGCCACCGGCTGCGGGCCAGACCGGCACATCCGCGCCGAACGCGCCCGAACTGAAAACCGCCTTGCAGGACTTCACCACCGAATTCGGCGGTTTTCAGGCCGAAATCATCCACAAGTTCCAACAACATGAAGAGCGACTGACCATGCTGGACCGCAAAACTGCCCTTTCCCCCGCCCGCCCCGCCCTTAGCGGCGCTGATGCAGGCGCAACGCTGCACCACAAGGCGTTTGACGCCTATTTGCGCTCGGGCGATGACAGCCCCATGCGCGGGCTGGATCTGGACACCAAGGGCCTGAACACGCAGATCGCCGCAGATGGCGGTTATCTTGTGGACCCTGAAACCGCGCAGGCCATTCGCGGTGTGCTGCATGCGACCGCATCCATCCGCGCGATTGCGTCTGTGGTGACGGTGGAATCGACATCCTTCGATGTGCTGGTCGATCATACCGATGTGTCCACCGGCTGGGCGACAGAGGCCCTGGCGACCGCTGAATCCGACGCCCCGAAGATTGACCGCATTCCCATCCGGCTGCATGAATTGTCCGCCATGCCCAAGGCCAGCCAGCGCCTGCTGGATGACAGCGCCTTTGACATTGAAGGGTGGCTGGCTGCGCGCATTGCGTCGAAATTCGCGCGTGCGGAAGCGGCGGCCTTCATCAGCGGGGACGGCGTGGACAAGCCGCGCGGGTTCCTGACGCATTCCGACATTCCTGATGAAATCTGGGAATGGGGCAATCTGGGCTATATCGCAACAGGGGCGGCAGGCGATTTTGCCAGCACCAATGCATCAGATGCGATTGTCGATCTGGTCTATGCACTGGGCGCCACTTACCGCGCGAATGCAGTCTTTGTGATGAATTCCAAAACCGCGGGTGCAGTGCGCAAGATGAAAGATGCGGACGGGCGTTTCTTGTGGTCGGACGGGCTGGCCGCCGGTGAACCCGCGCGCCTGATGGGCTATCCGGTGCTGGTGGCCGAGGATATGCCCGATATCGCTGATGAAGCCTGCGCCATCGCCTTCGGCGATTTCGAGGCGGGCTACACCATTGCCGAACGCCCCGACATGCGCGTGTTGCGCGATCCGTTCAGCGCGAAACCGCATGTTTTGTTCTATGCCACCAAACGCGTGGGCGGCGATGTGTCGGATTTCAAGGCGATCAAGCTGCTGAAATTCGCCCTGAGTTAAGCCCAGTTCCGGACTGCGCGGCCCTGATCGCGCAGTCCTGCCCCCACCCCGCCGCGCCGTTTTGGCGCATAGGCGGGTAGGGGGTGCGCGGTGGCAGGGTCTGCCTGTCCGGTGTCCCATCTCGCGCCCCTGCATATGCAGGCAGGCCGCACCGCGTGCCCCCGTTCCCATTCTTTCCCCCCTTGCGCAAAGGCTGCTGTCATGGACCTGCAAGCAACAAGCCCCATTCCCCTGTCTGCCCTGCCTGTGGCGGCGTTTCGCGATCACCTGCGCCTGTCATCGGGATTTGCCGATGGCGCGACCGAAGATACGCTTTTGGCGCAATACCTGTGCGCTGCGCTGGAAACTGTGGAAGGGCGTGTGTCGCGGGCGCTGTTCCTGCGCGACTACACGCTGCGCCTGACCCGCTGGCGCGATCCCTATGCCCAAGTGTTGCCCCGTGCCCCTGTGGCGCAAGTGACCGCCCTGACCCTGCGCGACCGGCTGGGCGCGCAAACCCTTGTGCCTGCGGACCGCTACATTTTGCAAGCCGACGGCGCGCGCCCGCGTATTGTCGCGGCAGGGGCTGCCTTGCCGGCAATTCCCACGCGCGGGACCGCGCAGATTGCGTTTTCGGCAGGGTTTGGCACAGGCTGGGACGATATTCCCGCCGATCTGCGTCAGGCCGTGCTGTTGCTGGCTGCGCAATATTATGAACACCGCGACACGGGCGGCGCGCAGGATATGGATTTCGGCATCCGCGCCCTGCTGGAACGCTGGCGCGACATTCGCATGGGGGGCAGGGCATGAGTGCGCGCGCCCCCCAACTGACCCGCGCGCTGGTGCTGGAAACACCTGTGACCGTGCCCGATGGCGCGGGCGGGTTTTCCACCACATGGCAGACCCTTGGCACGCTTTGGGCCGAAATCCGTGCAGGCAGCGGGCGCGAACGTCTGGCCACGCTTGGCCCCATGGGCGAAGTGCGCCTGCGCATCACATTGCGCGCGGCCCCCCAAGGGGCTGACCGCCGTCCCCGCCCTGACCAGCGCCTGCGCGACGGCGCGCGCATTTTCCGCATTCTGGCGGTGGCGGAAGCGGACGCCCAAGGCCGCTACCTGATCTGCACCGCCCTTGAGGAGGCCCCCGCATGAGCTATGCCATGGCACCCGCGCTGCAAGCCGCGATTTTCCAGCATCTGGCCAATGATGCCACGTTGCAGGCGGCCTTGCAGGGCGCGATTTATGACGCCATCCCGCCCGCCACACCGCCTGCAACCTATGCGCTGATCGGCACCGAAGATGCGGTTGACCGGTCCGACAAAACGGGCGCGGCGGCAGAACACCGCCTGACCATTGCCGTGGTGACCAACGCCACCGGCTTTCTGGCCGCCAAGGACATTGCCGCGCGCATTTGCGATGTGCTGGACACGCCCCCCCTGCCTGCGCTGGCGCGCGGGCGGTTGGTGGGGCTGTGGTTTGACCGCGCGCAGGCCCGCAAGCTGGAAGGCAACCAGACCCGCCGCATCGACCTGCGCTTTCGCGCGCGGGTCGAAGACAACACCTGATTTCCCAATTCCCCGGAGGTATCGCCATGGGCGCACAAAACGGCAAGGACCTGTTGATCAAGGTCGACATGACTGGTGATGGCCAGTTTGAAACAATGGCAGGGCTGCGCGCCACGCGCGTGTCCTTCAACGCCGAAACGATTGATGTGACATCGCTGTCGTCACAAGGGGGGTGGCGCGAATTGCTGGGGGGCGCTGGCGCAAAATCGGCCAGCATATCGGGCGCGGGGGTGTTCCGCGATGCGGGCACCGATGAACGCGCGCGCGCCATCTTCTTCAATGGCGAAACACCGGATTTTCAGGTCATCATCCCCGATTTCGGTGTCATTGAAGGGCCGTTCATGATCACCGGCCTTGATTACGCCGGCAGCCATAACGGCGAGGCCACATTTGAAGTGTCGCTGTCCTCGGCGGGGCGGCTTGTGTTTGTGGCGGCG